TCAGATATCCCTGGCATACGCCACCGCCGCATCCACCTGCTCGCGGCTCGGCCGCACCCCGGTGTACAGCACAAACTGCTCCAGCGCCTGCAAGGCGATCACCTCAAGCCCGGTAATCACCGGCTTGCCCAGTGCCTCGGCGCGCTGGATCAGCGGCGTGCGCACTGGCATCGCCACTACGTCGAACACCCGCCCGGCCGCCTCGATGGCGGTTTCGGCGAACGCCAACTGGTCAGCCTCCGGGCCGCCCGCCATGCCGATGGGCGTGACGTTGATCAGCATCGGCGGGCACAGGTCGCCCAGCTCGGGCAACCAGCGATAACCGCAGACATCCGCCAGCTGCCGCCCGGCCTGCTCGTTGCGCGCGACGATGGTGCCATCGCCGAACCCGGCGTCACGTAAGGCGCTGGCCACCGCCTTGGCCATGCCGCCGCTGCCGCGCAGGGCAAAGCCGGTGCCTGGGTCCACCTGGTGCACCGCGAGCAACTGGCGCACTGCCAGGTAGTCGGTGTTGTAGGCCTTCAGGTGGCCATTGCTGTTGACCAGGGTGTTGACCGACTCGATGGCCGCCGCCGAGGGGTCGATTTCGTCCACCAGCGCCATGCATGCCTCCTTGTACGGCATCGACACACCACAACCGCGGATGCCCAAGGCGCGGATACCCGCAACGGCCGCCGGCAGGTCCTGGGTGGTCATGGCCTTGTAGTAATAGTCCAGCCCCAACTGCTGGTAGAGGTGGTTGTGAAAGCGCACGCCGAAGGTGCCGGGGCGCCCGGCCAGGGAAATGCACAGGACGGTGTCGCGGCTTGGGGTAATGCTCATCTGCCTCTCCTGGTGTACCGGCTGAAACGTTTGACCTAGCGTAACAGAGGCAACCGCCGGTCGCCCCTTACACAACCTTTACCCTTCCCTTGTGCGCAGTTGACCTTGCCTGCGGTCATAGTAGGCATACCCCAAGCGTGGGGTGTCTTGCGAGGAATGATCATGAAACGTCTCATCCCTGGAATCGCCCTGCTGGTCGGTGCGCTGGCCATCAGCGGCCAGGCGTCAGCCCACGGTGGCGGCTGGGGTGGCCCGGGCCCGGTGATTGGCGCCGCGGTAGTGGGTGCAGTGGTCGGCGCAGCCGTCAGTGGCGGGCGCGACCGCACCGTGTACGTGGAACAGCCGCCGGTCTATGTGCAGCAACCGGTCTATGTGCAGGCGCCACCGCCGCCGGTTTACTACCAGCCCCAGCCTTATGTGGTAGAGCGCTACGTGCCCGCCCCGCCGCCGGTGTATCACCGCTACTACGGCCCGCCGCCGGGCTACTACGGCCCACCGCGCTGGTAAATGGCCATTACGGTTGAAATCAATGACCACTATCGAAGACATTGATTTCAACCTGCCGTGCCAGGCCGCTAAGGTGTGAGCATGTTTTCGCAGGAGTCCACATCATGGCCCCGATCCAGATCATGTCCGTCGTCGGCAGCGCAGTACCCGCTTCACTGCGCGAGCAAGGCCTGCTGGCCTGCTGGTACTTGTTGCGCAATGGCGAGGCCATCAGCGGCCCGCTGACCACCCGCACTTCTGCCGAGACTCTGGCCAGCCAACTGGCCGACACAAGCTTTATCGCCTGACCCCGAATCTGTTGTTGTGCGTGCTCCCTACGCCTCTTTGCTGCCCGCCTTATTGGCGGGCATTTTTTTGCCCGTTAAATCGACAAACGGTAGCCGCGGAACCGTTAAAGCATGAAGCTTTTTTCATATCGCCAAGGTCAATCAACGAGCAATCGACAGCCGCTGAGCCATACTCCAGAAATGTTTTGTGCGTAATGACAGGGTTGTCAAAGTGTGGAGGACCAGTGTTTTGGGGCCTCACAGCCTCCTCAATCCCGCCACGCCACCCACCAAAACTCATCCATTGGTACAAAAATTGGTACAAGCCAGCTGTATTGCGTAGCCAGTAGAAACCAACCCTTCTCGGCATTCGGCCGACCTCGCCAGCCATCCTGGCTGGCGTCACTCCCACTCTGCTTCTGATTCGAATCTGAGCAACCCCATGGCGAACCCCTCTTCCCGCTCGTTGTGAGCCCAGAAGCGGGCGGCCTCGACGAGTTCGAGCATCTCGGAAAGCGTGTCCGATGCGACCTCTCGCCGGCGATGCGCAGCCATGGCCATCTCCGTCATCACCAGGGCGCGACCGTCTGGATCGGCAATGAGCTCCATCCGATCGCCGATCTCGTCGAGCCAGGGCCGAGGGATGCCGTCCACCCTCACGCTACTCAACCCGGCACCACCATGACTGTGCGTACAGCACACCGTCCACCGACTCGACGCCGGTGATGTTCATGCCGAGCTGGGCCATTCCGTTCACGCACGCGTCGTGCAGCGGCGGGATAATGTCCGGACCTGGCGTGTGGTTGAACACCTTGGCTTCAATGCATGGGCGGCCTAGCACCTGGCTGTTGCCGTACTCGATGTGTACGTCACCGCGCAGCGGCTTGACCCGCTTCAGCTGATCCGGAGGAAGTGCGACGCCGCGCTCGCGGCGCCGGACGATGAGGAAATACATGGCTGCACCGATACTGTATATAAAACCAGTATCGTAGCCATAGTTCAGCTAAACCGGCAACTCGATCAGCCGGGCGGCTTCAGCGCGCCATAGCTCGCCTCGCAAGCCAACCCAGCTACTCGGGCGCTGTCATACGCCGCTGCCAGATCTCGATTCGTGTCGACAGACCGTGCGAGCAGGTCGGAGAGCACCATGGCGGCGCGGCGGGCTGCTTCGCCTCGAGCGGCAGCGGCGGGATCCGGGCCGGCGCAACTGACGGCGGCGGCGAGCTTTCCGACCTCGTCGCGCAGCCGCTGGCGAGCAGCATCAGCGCCAGCAGCGCCGGCATCCGCAGTTGCCTGTTGTTCATATGCATTTGCCCTCACCTCCTCCTGCGCCGCGGCGCGTCGTTGTTCTTCCTGGCGTTCGGCGCGCTCGCCGATCACCTCGGCCAAGCGGTCGCCGCTGTCCCGTTCTGCCGATGCTTGGCCGGCCTCAGCTCGCTCTACAGATCGGCCATGCTCATAGGCTCCCCAGTAGGACGCCACCACAAACAGCAGCGCGATCACGCGCACGCCCCACCCGCTCATGCCGACTCCAGGAACATATCCCGCTCAGCTGCGCGCCGGCGCACCAGGCCAGAAAGGACCTTGCCCCCGGCTTTGTTCCAGCGCGGAAACTGCTCAGCGGCGCCAACATAGTCGCCGCCGTTGAGCAGCAGGCGGAGCGTGGACGACTCGAGATTTCCGGCGCCCAGGTTGTAGGTGAAGCTGATCAGTGCATCCCACTGATTCTGGTTCAGAGGTGCAGTGACCAAGCGCTGCACCTCTGGCTCGAAGCGCTGCACATCGTTCAGTAGCATGCGCTCGGCTTGCTCCTTGCTGATCGACATCCCCGGCTTGACGCCACGGGTAGCGCCATAGCCGATAGTCCAGACGCCAACGGCATCCTGATAGGCCTGCAGGCGCAGACCTTCGAACGACTTGATCAGGCTCAAGCCGCGTTGCGATGTACGCATAGGGTTTCTCCAGACAAAAAAATACCGCCAAGCGGCGGTCGGTTTCAGTTCGTTGGTGATCAGGTTGGGCGGACTGGGCGCTGCTCAATTTCAGGGAACCCTGATGCGCCGTCTTTCCAGCAGCGCACCTTGCCGCGATAGCCCAGCCACTGGTTCCTGGCTCCCGGCAGCAGGTCCTCGGGCGTCTCGCCTGCCTCGTCCTCCTCCAGCGCCTCTAGCTGGCGTGCGATTGCCGGGATCTCCGAGGCGGCCCAGTCTTGCTCGCGCTGCACGGCGATCATGCGACTTGGGCCCCAGGTCTGGGTATCGAAGCTCCAGATCTGATCCGCCGCCTCGGGCGCCGAAGCAACTTCAACTCCTCCCGCCGGCCAATACGATGAGTCCGTCGCGAAAGCTCCAGCGTAGGTGCCGTCCTGGAGTACGAAGTAGAGGGTTGGGTAGTACTGCGCCGCGACAGATGTTTCGTCAATCAGCTCCATGCCTGAGCCCTCACTACTGCTCGCCAGTTGGCAAGCGTTGTCAGGTTGGTGATGGCGCCTGTCGTTTTGTGTGTGATCAAGAACACCCCCGCTATGTTGCCGAATCGGATGTAGATATTCGTGGCATCCCAAGTTATCGAGACGCCGTAAGCCGAGGCCAGATCCGCGCCAGCCTGTGCGACCTTAACCTTGTCCCCGACCTCGTAACCGTTAGTTGCTACGACGCACTCGACATGCAGGTCGACCTGCCATGGCTCAATCCCGAACCCGTGAGCCAAGGTTAGCTGACCGGCTTGCGCCAAAGTCTGCTGGGAGCTTTGAAAGAATTTTCTACGATTCTGTAGGGCAGTTATCTGAGCCTGCTGATTTGCGTAGCTTGTTGCCAAGGCTGCCGCATCAGCAGCGCCAGGGTTGCTTACTGAGCCGAACAGGACAACACCCCAAACCCCGACGCCATGGCTTGGGAAAGTTTCAGTACCGGTGCGGACAGAGCCGGACGCGTCGAAATCGACATGATTGCCAGCCGTTGAAGTAAAAGACGGGCTATTGGTGACCGTGGGGGTTCTTAGCTTAAATGCGCCGGTAGCAGCGCCATCAGAGGCGCGCACTAGCGCCCCGTTTAAAGCTGCGGTCAGGGTCCCGGTGATGTTCTGGATCTGATCCTGGCGAACTTTACCGGGTGCAAAGCCTAACGTGCCGTCGCCACGGAACATGAGCGGGCCGATAGAGCCCGCCTGAACGCCGTTCCAGTCCGGCACTCGAATACGATTATTGGCCGAGTCGTAGGCCCATGCAGCGCGATTAAGAGGGTCTGATTCCCACGCGGACGGGGTAACCACAGGAACGCTTGGCGTAGAGCTTTGCAGGTCCGCCACCACGGCCGGGTACTGCGACGATGCGTTGGTTATCCACTGGCCATCAGCCTTGACAACGCCGTTCGGGCTACTCTGCCGATTAGGCAGCATGACCAGTTCGCCGAAGAATCGACCCGATCCGCCCGCCGCGGGATCACGCCAGGTTCCGTCGGAATGCAGCACCTTCCCGGTTTCTCCAACCGCCGGCGCGGGAACAAGCCCCATCGAGCCCGGGGTAGAACTGGTGGCGCCGGTGAACTTGCCCTGAGCCGTCCCCGTGCCGCCCTTACTCACTGGCACAATGTCTTCTACGGCTGCAGCGCCAAGGCCAAGATTCTGCCGAGCCCCGGCGGCGCTTTGTGAGCCAGTGCCACCCTTGGACACGGGTGCTACGTCCTCAGTTGCCAGTGCTTTGAGGCCAAGAGCCAGTCTGGCACCTTCGGCAGTCTCTGCGCCGGTACCGCCCTGCTCGATTTGTATGACACCGACTGAGCCGCCGCCATTATTCCAGCCAGACCATGAATCATTCGCTGGATTGAAGCTCCTGGTCGCCGCCGAGCCGGTGGTGTGATCAACGGCGTGCTGTGTGACAGCGTCGTCGAATGCAACGCTCACGCGCACAGTCGCCCGCCCGAAGCCATACGGACGATTCGAGGCGCTGGCCGTTGCGATGAAGTCACCCGGCTGGTTCGCGTCGTTGTAATTGGACACCTCGCGCGTCTGGACGACCGGGCCGGTGATTCCGGTTTCATCCAGCTGTTTGAAGTTGTTGTTGATCCGCGTGAACGCGGTGCGCGGGTCGTCGCCGTCCTGCCCAGTTGGCGGCGTACCGAGCCGCACCTGATCAAGAGCCATGCATCCTCCTAGTCGAAATCTGAAACATCGAGAACCAGGTAGCTGTACGTTGGGCAGTACCAGTTCGGTATTGGGTTTTGGCTAAGCCTGTTTGCGTTTTCATAGACGCTCATAACATCAAGCGTCATCGAATTAGCCGTCGGGTTATAGGAGGCGCTTGCGAGAATCGATGCAATAGCCGTTGGATCGACAGGATCATCAGGAACTATCTGGTGAAATGAATAAGCCCAAAACAGCCCCTGAACCACAGCGACTTTTTTGGCATTTGGATACGAGCGAATCACGGCCTTGAAGTCATCACTCGTACCTGCAATCACATCAATCACACGCATATATTTCATGCGCGAATCAAAAACCACCGCTCCGGTAGTTTTGTTTTTCACCATCAACCCATAGTCGATATTGAAGCGTGTCCCCCTGCTCGCCTCATCGAAAACATAAACTTGGAAGGCTGTTCTGGTTGATGCCCAAAATGTTACCTGCCAGACCCCGTTCACGATCCTACCGCTGCAACAAACAGCTACGTTGTTGTTGGCTGCTATCGCGATCGTGGGGGTGATGTAGCCTGGAAAGTTTCGCCGTACGATCCAGACAACCCCATTGGGACCGCCGGCTTGCGTCGTAGCAGTCAAGGAAAGTATTTCCACCAGTGCCAGGTTGGCGTAGCTGCCGTCGATCTGCACAAAGCCATTGACGTTCTTAACACGCAGACCGTATTCAACCATCAGTAGACCCCATAAAGAATTGTGATCGGCGTTCTGGTGTAACCGGGCGTCGACGCGAATGTCCAAGTGCAGGTATTTCCATTAATCACCACCCCAGGCTGAGCATACTGGCTGTCGAAGTCGTTCCCGATAAGACACACAAAGAATGCACTCCCATGAACCGAATCAACCGTGATAGTGCCGTTGGACGTACCTGTACTGATTGTCCCAAGCACCCTGGTAATACGATCCGTAATCTCAAGCAACACCTCGCCGGTAACCGGACGCTTTACCCTTAGCCCGTATATCTCAGCCATCAGGTGAGTTTCCCTAGAGTCACAACATCTACACTTCCGGCCCAGACTTTCATGCCATCGCCATTCGTTGTTACACGCCCGTCATCTGTCGACTTGTTGATCTCGATCTCATTTGTCACGAAGTTGATACGGATACCTCGCTGCCCAGCGATGTAGTCAGCGCTTTTCAGCTCTCCGGTGATGATCAGGTTAATGATGTCGGCCTGGCTGATGATCGCGCTGTTCATGAACACCTGGCCGTTGTTGATCGCGAAGACCGACTTCGGCACGCCGTTTGGCTGGTGCATGACGGCGAACAGGTCCGCCAGGAACACGATCATCGACTGCATGCCCTCTGGCGTATTCTCGACGCTCAGGCCCATGCCGGCGCCGTAGTACGTGCCGTTGTCGTCGACGCCGACTTTGATGTTCCGCGTCGCGCGGAGCTCGCCATCGACCCCTACCAGAACCTCGGCCGTGTCTTCCGCCAGTGCCTTCGTGTCACCGACCTGGGCTGTCAGTGTTTCGTTGTCTCGCGCCAGCGCCGACACATCGTCCGTGAGCGTCTCGACGGTGCGCACCACCCGGGAAAGGTTGTTGCCCACCTGGGCCTTGACCTCGTCCACCTGCTTTGCGATGGCCATGTCGGCGGCGGCGAAGGCTGAGTAGATCGACCAGGCCCCGGCGTAGGAGCCGGTCTCACCTGGGCGCCAGCCATCAAGAGCGCCGGCCATGTTGGGCGCAACCGCCGCCTCAACGCCGAGCATCCTGCTTGCGATTGCCGTCAGCTCGCCGTTGATTTCCTCCACGCTGGTCTCGACGCTGTCGACACGCACCGCCAAGGCCGTGACTAGGTCGCCGAGGCTGGCGTAGTCGCCCATGTACTCCCAGAACGTGGCGTCGGTCACCGGCGTTCCGGCGGGAACGTCAACCTTGGCCTTGTACAGTTTGCCATCGTGCTTCACGAGTGAGCCGGCCAAGTAGGCCTGGCCCTCTTCCCAGTCCGGGGCACCTGCCAGATCGGCCAGTTGCGAGGACAGCGAGTCGATCTGGCTCTGCAGCAGCTGGTCCCCGGCCTGCAGGCGTTCGTTGACCGAGCCGGCGCCGTTGCCGCTGATCTTGCCGATCTCGCTCGCGAGCTGCTGGCCGAAGTGGCTCTCGTTGAGTTTGCCGTCTAGATACTCGAGCAGCTCAGCCGCATCGGCACTGGATTGTCCATAGACCCAGTCGGACCATGCCCCGATGTTGCCGGTCCTGTCGACGAGGCGCGCCCGGAAGAACCGGACAACGCCAGCAGCCATCCCGGAATGCAGGTAGGTTGAGGTCGGATAAGCCATGTCGCCCAGTTCAACCGGGTTCTGGCCTGTGCTCTCCGATGCCATCTGGAACTGGGTGTACTCGGTGTCCCCTGCCCCCTCGGGGAAGCCCCAGGCAAGCCGTATGCCGAAGATCTCGCTGGTGGTGCGCAGGAACGCCACCGCCGGCGGCTGGCCTTCCTTGCCGTTCAACTGCGTGAGCATCGACTCGCGCCAGATCGAGGTGATGTCGAACGAGCTCACTGCGCGAACGCGCGCCAGGTAGGCGCCAGCGTAGATGCCGACAACATCGACCGAAGTCTGGCCGACCCTCTGCAGCCGCACCCAGTTGCCATCGTCCTTCCGCCACTCGACATCGTAGGCAACCGCCCCTTCAACCGCCGGCCACTCGATGGTCATGGTACTGACCGCGATACCCTGGCTGATCGCGTACTCCGAGGTCAGGGTCACGCTCGCCGGCGCCGGCACAGTCGTGATCGGGATCACGCTGATGTTCGGCTGCTCGAGCTTCGCGCCGTTGTCGATCGCATCGAACTTGCTGGGGTTGAACTCGAGCGCGGTGATCTCGTACTGCCCGTCATCGCCGCGCACCGTCTTCAGGACGCGGAACAGCTGCACCGACAGGTCCTCGTAGTCGATCGCCCACTGCAGTTCAGGCTCCGGCTGCACGCCATATGCTGTCGTCACGGTCACGGCGCGGCCGTCAACCGACTGAACGGTGCGCGCCTGGGCGGTGCCGTTGGGCAGGTTCAGGATCAGCCTGTCGCCGGCCTTGATCGGTGTGTCACGGTCGAGCGTCACAACGCGGCCGGCGGCCGCCGAGATTCGCCCGCCATTCGGCCGGCCTGCTACCAGCTCATCAGCGACCGGGATCACGTACCCAGGAAGCGGGATGCGGCCTTCCATGCCGGTCTTGAAGGTTACGGTGCGGTCCTGGTTGTTGCTCAGCAGCGCCCACTTTCCGCGGCGCTGGGCCTCGGATGCCCGGGTGCAGCCGATGGCAGAGATCTCGATCGGCCGGTCCCGGTACCGGCGCTGCAGGGCCAGGTCGGTCACCGGGATGACGTCAGTGTCGTAGTTGTTGGCCGGGTTGTCGTAGCTGACCAGGGCACGGCTGTAGTGCGTGCTCCGCTCGGCGCCGCCATAGACGAAGTCGCCATCGATCACGTTGGAGCGAGTGAACACATAGTCGATGTCCTGGGCGCGCGGCATGTCGGCCTGCATGAACAGTGACCCGTGCGCCCAATACACCATGCCGCGGTAGATCGCGGCTAGGTCGCGCAGCAGCGTCCAGGCGTCCGACCGGCCTTGCAGGTTCATGTCGCAGAGGAAGCGCGGCTCCTGACCGCCCATGCCGTCCGGCACCATCTGGTCGCAGAACTGGGCGATGCGGTACATCTCCCATTTGTCGACCATCCAGCTCTTGATCCGCTTGCCCAGGCCGAAGCGGTCTTCGACGCACAACCCGTAGGTGACGAAAGCCGGGTTGTTGGTCCAGGCCTGCTTGAACGTACCGTCCCAGGCGCCGGTGTAGGTCCGGGTGACTGGGTCATAGTTGCTGGGTACCGGCCAGCGTTTCGCCTTGCAGCGGACGGTCACGGTCGGGATGTTCTGGAACTGCTGAGCGTCGAACTGGATGAACAGCAGCGCGGTGTTCGGGTAGCGCAGTTTCTGGTCGATGATCTCGGTGTAGCCAGCGATGGTCATCGTGTCTGCCACAGTGCCCTTGTTGGCGTTCGGCGTGAGGCGGCGCACGCGCAGCATCCAGCCAGTGGCTGCGGCCGGCAGGTCGACACGGACCGAGCGCTGATATCCGCTGGTAGTCTTTCCGCTGACGGCGCCCTTGCGCATCTCAACATAAGCACCACCGTCGGTGGCCACATCGATCGCGTACTGTATGGTGTAGCCGCCGGTGTTGCCCTCGGTGTCCTGCGAGAGCAGGCGCGGCCAGTTGAAACGCAGGCGTACAGCCGAAAGCTGCGTGTTGCTGAGCGCTCGAACCCAAGGGGTTTCGCTTCGCAGCTCGACGCTGACCGTGGTCTCGCTCTCAACCGCAGGGATGCCCTGGATGTACTCCTGCTCCAGGCTGCCAGGCCGCCATTCCCACTTCACGCCCGGGAAGTTGATGTTGCCACTGGCGTCGCGGATCGGCGTGTTGTCCAGATAGATGTCCCGATCGGTTGGGGTGCCGTCGAACTCGCCTTCGCCGACGGCAATCAGGATCTTCGCAATGTTGGTTGAGCGAAGGCTGTCCGGCGATTCAACCGGAACCTTGGGCTTGCTCTCGCCGCTCTTGGAGCCAACAACCTCATGAAGAACTGCTGTGCCCATACTTTCCTCCGGGCAATAAAAAACCGCCCGTAGGCGGTGTGCTTGAGCGCTCTGGCTCAGGTCTTGTCTTGGGCGTAGATCGATGCGGAAATGATCGCCCCGCCCCAGCGTCGATCGCCAATGCAAATCGGAACAGGGTTGCCGCTGGCGGTGGTGTTGTTCGCGCTACCGAAGGCGTAGGAAGGCTTGTTTTCTGGCCCAGCACTCATCGACAACCCATTCGGCTGAGGACTCAGCATCTGGATAACGCCACCTAACGCCATCGACCCACCAGCCATGCCTACCGCCAGAGCCGTGCCGGCAGTCCATCCAAGAGGGTTCCACCATGCCAAGGCAACAATAGCCACGCCAATGATGGTCTGAAGCAATCCGCCTCGCTTGCTCCCGCCGATCACTGGCACAATACGCAGCTCACGTACACCGCCACGGCCAAAGTCATCGACTCCTACGTTGTGCCGATTCCGGAACACTGCGAACCGTAAACCCATCCCATCAAGACGGCGGATCTCCTCCTCGAATCCAACCAGCGTGGCCTTTAAAGCCTTGAACGCTTCCCAGGTGTCGCCGCTTTCGAGCTGTCGACGGTGGATACGGCCGAACTTCCGAGCAAGAGAGCCAGATAGCTTGATAGTGGTCATTGGCCGATACTCGATTGCCGTATGCATCACTATTTTTCCTCACAAAAAAACCACCCGCAGGTGGTCTTCTATTCAAATTTGGCGATTCAAATACAGGCCCTCACTGCATCAGTTACTCGATCCAGTGGAGTCTGCCAGGTTCGATAAAAGTGGTACTGGATTACCGATCCGCCCTGCTTTGGCGTGACATCCACTATATGCAGTGGCGCCTGAGTATCTGGGGCTAGGACAGAAAATCTATCGCCGGAAGTCTGTAATACGCCTCCAATGCTTCCCCCCAAGACAGTAGTGTCCTGCCATAGGTCTCTGACGCACTCCGCAACTACTTGGGCCGGCTTCGCCGACTGCAGTGATAGCAAGGGCGGATTGCTTCTGGTATCCCCTGCGCTTGCGCAGCCAGCCAACAGGGCCATGCCTACCCATGCAATGATCCGCATATCCGCTCTCCTTTAAAAGGTGGAATGTATCATTTCGCTCCCTGATGGCGCAGTACGAGGCGCGTTCGCTCTAACCATGGCCCGCCGAACACGATGATTTCTGATGGCCTGCCGTACAGGTGGTGCAGTAGGAACGGTCCCGGACCGAACACCTCGGCCTTCTCGCCAGGCAGGTCGGGATCGCTGCCCAGGTAGATGCCCGCGTGGTTTGGGTGGGCGGTCCGGCCAACCTCCATGATGATTAGGTCGCCGCGCCGCGGCTGTTCCACCTGGTGGAAGCCCAGGGTCGGCGTGATCTCCTCGTAGAGGCTCGGGCCGTCGCGCTTCTCCCACCACCCATCCTCGCGGGCAACCGCGGGCAGTTCGACGCCCCACTCCCGTTGGTACCAGTCGGCGCAGACCTGCCAGCAGTCCCAGGCGCCATGCACGAAGGGTCGGCCCAGCAGCGGCGCAGGGCCGGTCGGCAGGATGGTGCGCAGGTCACCCTCCGGCCAGGACAGGATATGCCAGGGCAGCCCGGTGGCCTCGCACATCGCCAGGTCGCGCGGTGACGGGCGGCTGGTCGCATCCGGGTGCGAGTGGACGATGCCGATCACCTGGCCCAGGTCCTCGGCCTCGGCGTACTGCTCGGGCGAAATCCTGAACTCCTCGCCCGGGTCCGCTGCCGTATTCTCGCAGGCCATGTACTGATGCAGGCGCCCAACGGTGATGATCAGACCGCAGCACTCGCGCGGGTATTCTGCCGCGGCGTGCGCTTGCACGGCGGCGAGTATCTGCTTGCGCATTTCAGCTCCTGGCGATCAGGGAAACGGCCGGATAGCCGCCAAAGGGAATGGGGTTGCCCTGGCCGTGACGCACAACGCACCCGGAGTCGAGGCAGCCATTGCACTCATCCTTGGCGGGGTCGTCCGTTGGGTTGCCGTCCAGATCGTAGTAAGGGCCGGTGTAGCCGCAGTTCGGGCCGCGGTAGCCGGCGGTCATCGCCCAGTGGCACAGCTGGGTCATCTGCCTGCCAATGGTCTCGCCGCCAACATCGCCTGGGCTTGCCAGCTCCCAAGCCACCGTGGCGCCGTTCTCCGAGATTTTCTGGTCGATATACCAGATCTCGATTTCCTCCTGGGTCGGGTCCGCCTCGGGGTTTCCACCGGGGAAGTTTCGCGCATCCAGGAACTGGCCCAGCGTCTGCCGCATGGTCAGCGAGAACTCGAGCAGGTTGTCGAAGGCCAGGCATAGCGCAGTGATCCGGCCGTTGACGTTGCCCACGGCCAGCGTCGGCCGCACGGCAGTGCCATCCGAGTTTGCCTCGATGCCTCCAACCTGAATCGGCCAGGCGCCATACTCCTCGCCCTTCCACCAGATCGACTTGGCTGGCAACTGGTCAGCATCCGCGCCGGCGGCTGCGAGCTCCTCTGGTGTGTGCGGTATCGCGTGCCCATGGAAGCGCAGGATGTCGGCACCGAAGTCTGACCCATCCAGCTCAAACAGCAGAATGTCACTGCCTGGCTCGAGCTTTTGCAGCTGGGTGATGAGAGTCATGCGTGATAGGCCCTCTCGAAGGTTGCGGTCAGCACTACGATCCCCCCGGGCTTGCGCTGCTGCTTGAACGTCTCGCAGCGGTACAGGCCCAGCAGCCCCTCAGGGGTGGTCCAGAGGAACGACCTGGCCCCGCCGTGAGCACGGAGGAAGTTCAGCGGGGGCTGGACCTCGTCCGCCAGGCCGCCAAAGGTCAGCGACCAGGTGGTGGTTTCGGTGTTCAGTCCGTCTGCCGCCACCTGCACGTAACCATCGCCGAACTGGGACTTGCGGGTGCGCAGGGTGCTATCGGCGCTCGCATCCTCGTCCGGCACCCAGGTGAAGGTTTCGATGGGCATTAGGTTCTCCGTGTGTTGCGGTGGCTGACGCCACCAGGGCGCCACGACGTGGCAATCGCTCGCTCAGCCACGCCCTGCATTTGCTGCTCCATGCTTTGCTGAAGCGCTGCAGTGTCCAGCTCCATGCCTTCGCTGCTCCGATCTTCAACAGTTACGGCCACCGGAGCGCTGACTTGCACCATCGTCGATCCGCCACCGGCCGCGCCGAGCATCTGCACGCCCAGCGACCCATCTGAACCGCGAGCCAGGGGCATGATCGCCTCCGGGCCTGCCTCGCCAGCGAGCCCCATCTTGCCGCCAGCCATGCCGAACGCCGTGGGCTGGCTCAAGATGCCATTGGTAAACGCGCCGCCCTTGGCGAACATCTGCACACCACCGCTCCAGGCTCCGCCTTTGGCTTGTGTTGCGGCCCAAGAGTTGATCGCGTCCGGGCTGTATCCAGCCTGGGTAGAGCCTGCGGATGTAGCCCCGCCGCCAAAGTAGCTGCCGACCGCCGACACACCCATGCCGATCAGCCCGCTGAGCAGGGAGCTGGCAGCCTGCTGACTGGCGATACGAGCCATGTCTGCGATGACGCTGACGGCGAAGCTCTTGAAGTTTGCCTTGCCGGTCATCGCGAACTCGGCGACGGCGTCGCGCGCGTTGTTGAAGCCGGCGGTGAGCATGTCGTCGGTGGCCCCTGCGACGTTCGCCGCATCGGCCTGGATGTTCGCCCAGGCGCGCTTGGCGCCGTTGCGATAATCCCGCTGAGCAGCGAGCCGATCGTCGAACCCATCAACCTCCATCTGCAGCTCGCGGGCCTGGTAGTCGGCCAGGTCGGCCAGACGCTCCTCGTAAGCCGACTGGCTGAGGCGGCGACTGACATCCTCCTGCTGCTCTTCCAGTTGGCGGCGCGACTCGGCATATTTCTGCCGTACCGCGTTCAGCCGATCGGCCTGCTCACGCTCGTCATCACCCATGCCGACGCCCGCCACATCAGCACTGATTGCGTCCTGGCGGGTCTGCAGCACCACCTCCATGGCCTTGCGGTAGGCTTCGGCGCTGTTACGCCGCACCTCTGCCAGCTTCTTCTCTTCCTCGGTCCGCTTCTGGATGGTCGTGTCGGCGTAGGCCGTGTTGAGGTTCTTGATGCCGGCTTCCATCTCCGCGGTGGTGATCTTGCCGGCGGCCTGGGCCTTGCGGAGCCCCTTCACGCCCTCCGCCAGATCCTCAAGGCGTTTCTTCTCGGGCAGCGCGCGGTCGATGATCGCATCGAGCGCCTTGATCTCGTCCTTGAGGGCCTTGGTCCGGTCCTTGCTGCCCTGGGTGGCATCCTTGTTCGCCTTCTTCTGCGACTCGATCGCGCTGGCCACCGACAGGATGGCCTGGCGGTCGGTCTCGGTGAGGTCCGCGTTGTCAGCAATGTGCCGGTTGGCGATCTTGAGCGCATCGCCATTGTCCTGCAGGCCGGCCAGCTGCTTCTGCAGGGTCTCGAGGTAAGTCTGCCCCGCCGAGCTCATGCCGGCCTTGGCGACGTTGTTGGCCTGGGTGGCCGAGGTGTTCTGGTCGGTAACCCCGGTGAGCACCCGCAACGTTTCGGCGATCAGGTTCGAACGCTGATCAGCATCGCTGACAGCGCCGGCCTGAGTGATCCACTGCTGGACGGTGCCGGCGGGCAGCTGGAAGCGCGTGCCGATCTCCTGCAGGATCGGGGACAGCCCCTCCCCAGACTTGCGAGCCTCGTTCAGGCGGTCGATCAAGCCCTGGTATTCGACCAGCTGGCGGGTGTACTGGCCGCCGGAATCCCGCGCCGGGGCCGTCACCACAGCCGAACGGATGGACTGGGCCAAGTCGCCGTAGGCGTCCTTGACCTTGTCGGTCGCGTTGATCTGCTCCTGCTGCCACTTCACCAGCGAAGCCTCGCGCTGGTCGCGGTTCAGCTTTTCGAACTCCTCCCGCAGCTGGGCGACCGGCTTGTGCAGGTCGTCCATGCTGACGCCGGCCTGGTCGGCATTGTTGCTCAGCAGCAGGAAGCTGGCCGCTGCGGTACCCGCAAGCAGCGCCAAGCCCATCGGACCACCCAGGACGCCGAGCAGGCCGGCCCCGACAGTGCGGAGCCCAGACTGCGCCGCCGCGACTGCCGCAGTGGCCGCCGCTTCGCGTTGCCGGGCCTGGGCCAGCTGGATAGACATCTGGGTCTGCACGGCCGTCCCGCGAGCAGCATCAGCCTCGCGAGCGGCCAGAATGGTTACGGTTTCGGCCTTGCGCTGATCGGCGATCGCCGCCTGCAGCACAGCCTGGGCTTGAGAAATCCGTGCGGCCCGATCGGCCAGGGCCGCCTTCACCGCCAGCCCCGACTTCGCAACGTAGTTGGTCAGCGCGGCAACGCCTGCGCCTGCCATCGCGGTGGCAACCAGCCCAACGTTCTCGCCCAGGGCGAGCAGAATGTTCGACAGGCCGGCGACCGCGCCGGTCTGCTCCTCCATGCCGCCGAGGAAAGACTGAATGGCGTTCCCGATGTTCACCATCGCGTCCTGCACGCTGGTGGACATTTCAGCGGCGGCCTTGCGGTTCGCGTCGACGGTGCCCAGCAGGCCGGTGTTGATGGTATCAAGCGAGAGCTTGCCCTCCACGCCCAGCTTGCGGATTTCCTCGGCGCTCTTGCCGGTGGCCGAAGCGATCGCGGTTACGATGGTCGGCATCGCTTCTTGGATGGAGACCCAGCCGTCAGCCTCAACCTTGCCGGTCTGTAGCGCCTTCGAGTAGGCGCCCAGGGCGGAGTTGGCCTTGTCAGCGGACGCGGAGTTGGTCACCAGCAGGAAGCTGAAGCTGTCGGTGATATCGAGCGTCTGCTGGGTGTTGAAGCCCAGGCTGCGCATCACATCCGCAGTACGGATGTACAGTTCTTGCGCCTCGGCCAGCGGCCGGTAGGTTTCCTGGGCAGTGCGCAGCAGGTGCTCCTGCACCACCTGATACTCGCCCGCGCTGCCGGCGGCGGCCTTCATCCGGTCCGACATCTGCCCGTAGGCGTCAACCTGCTTGATGATGCTGCCGACGAGCCCGGCACCGGCCACTGCCGCGAAGGCGCCGCGCATGAGTGCACCGGCCTGCTGGGCGGCCCCGCCGGCGCTGTCGAACGCAGAGTCGACCTGTGCCAGGTTGCGGTCGATCGACTGGGTGGTGGTGGCCACCACCTGATCAGCGCTGGCCAGCTCGCGCCGCAGCTGCGCCGTAGTGGCCTCGATCTGGACCAGCATCCCCTGGACTTGTTGGTCGGCCATGCAAATCTCCAAGCACAAAAAAGCCGCCCGCAGGCGGCGCAATGTCTACTGTTTGGGCCGCCCTCGCAGAAAGCCCTTCAACTTGTCCGCCACGCTCTCACGCCGCTGTGGCGTGGCAGCGGCCGGGGTTTGGCCCTGCCCTTGGCCGCGCCCTGTCCAGTCGAGCCTGGCGTCGAGCGCGATCATGATTTGCGGGATCGGTGTATGCCACGCAGCGTCGGGCGGCCAGCCAAGCCAGCCGGTGGCCACGCCGAACAGGTAGTCGACGTAGCTGCCGTTCTTCACTGCGCTGTGCTGGCCGCCTCGTCCTTTCCCCGGGCAGCCACGCTCGGCGGCACCGGGTTGAGCAGGACGGTGATGAACTCGGTCAGCTGGCCAGAGACCTTGGCCACGCCGGTGTGAAAGACCTCCCCGGCGATGACCGGGTGCTGCTCCGGCGCCACGCCGGCGCCCGCGATAACGATGTCGGCGCAGGCGGCGATGCTCATCATCCGCATGGACTCGAGCGCAGCGCGCAGGCCGCCGAAGCGGGCTTCGATACGCAGCGCTGCATCCAGCGTCGGCTTGAGGGTGTAGCTGCGGGCACCGATCACCAGCGTGACGGTGCCATGCAAGGCTTCGCTCATTGGGGTTCTCGCAGAAAAGGACGGGGCTCAGCCCCGTCGATCAGGGGGCAGCCGGACCGGCCGGAATTTCGATGATGTCGGTGTTGATCGCCAGGGTGATGTTGCGGCGCACCACGTTGTCGGCCGAGCCGGCGGCCACGGTGTTGTTCATCACCTTCACACCGAAGTAGAAGGTGGTGGGCAGGATCGCCGGGGTCGCGCCGGGGTCGCCGTCGTTCAGCGTCACCTTCACGTTGTAGTTGCCCTTGGTGCGGTCCTTGTGCGCCTCGGACACGGCCTGCTGGCCGGCGTCGCCGCTGTCGAAGCCAACGGCCAGGGTCATGTTGCCGGCATCGGCGGTGCCCTTGTACTTGCGCACACGGCCATCGTTCAGCGCCGTGAAGTTCACGCTGCTGAAGGTATCGCCGAACTCGCCCAGGTCTTCGATTTCGCCCACCTGGACGTAGGTGTCGGCCGCGTACTCGGTGAGGGTGCTTGCGCCAGTCTTGCCGCCGAGGGCGAGGCGGCAGCCGGCGGCGGTGTTGAGGTTGTCATCGGCCATGGGGGTTCCTCCAAATGGCACATTGGATAAAGCCGCGGCGCGGCCGGTAGGTGATTCAGTGGGTGGTGATCACGCGGAACGTGAGCGCACCCTGGTAGGTAATGCCGTCGGCGTCACGTTGCGCATCGGCCTGTTCGAGGCGGATGGACACCACACGCCCGACCGCCAGCGGCAGCGGGCGCTCGTCCAGTGCCGCGATGACCTCGCCGTTGATGCGCTTGACTTCGGCCTGGCCGACCGCGTCGGACCAGACAGAGAGGTAGAACAGCCGCGTTTCGCGCTTGCGGCCCGACACCGGGCTGCTGTTGGTCGAGATCTCCCGGTCTATCGATACGTAGGGCATCGGGGTGTTGATGTCCGCGCCGTCGTAGATCGGGCAGCTGACCTCGCCCTTGAGCCTGGTGAAGATGGCCTCCTGCAGGGCCAGCGAAGGATCAGGCATTGCCCACCCCCTGGCTGGCCTTGCGCAGCGTGCTCTGTACCGCGGCCTCGATGTCGGCCATCACAAACTCCCGGTTCACCTGCATCGACGGGCGCAACCACGGGTGGGCCGGCCGAGCTGGAATGTCCGGGTACTTGCCGAAGAAGTGCGAGCCATCGGATTTGTTCTTCGTGTCGCGCTGACGCAGTGCGTTACGCCGGCCGCCCAGCTTCGACTTGTCGCGGTTGTTGGTGTGAACACCGCCCACGGCATTTCGGTCGGCGCGCTGGTACATGCTCCCTGAGTAACCCTTGGTGCCGTATTCGAGGAAGCGCAGGTAGAAGAATCGGCGGTTGTCGCGCTTGCCGCGGATGCCGATCTGCGCGTCCAGGCCGCTGGGAGAAACGTACACCTTGAGCGCTGCAGACGCTGCCCCCGTGTCCTTTGGGATCAGCTGCTGCTGGGTGGCCAGGATACGGGCGGCGGCCTTCGCCATCGCGGGCTTGAGTTCGTTGTCCATCGTCTTGTGGATGTTGCGCAGCGTGCGCCGTAGGCGGATGTCGCCGCGCAGGCTTGAACGGCGAGCCATGGCCTACTCCTTGGCCTGGTCGGCCTTTGCGGGCTTCCCGGGCTTGCCTGCCGGGGCGCCGGTGATATCGACGGCCCAGCCGCGAGCGATCAAGCCCTCGCCGTAGCTACGCTCCACTTCAAAGATCTCACCCTTCTCGCGCTCGCCACAGGCGCCGGTCAGCGGGCCGAGTGTCTGAATTTTCATGGTCCACCTCGAGGGTTTGGGACGCTGGAGCACAGCAGCCGCAGCATGTCCCGTTCGTTGTTGAGCAGGGGCGCTTCGACCTGATAGGCCGCACCCGTGCGTTTGTCGATCAACCGCCACCCGGCCACGATGTCCGATCGTGGCCGAACCCTGATCTCGGCACTGATCACTGCCTGCAGCTGCTCGGCGACGGGGGAAACTCTCCCGGTCGGCGTGGTGATCTCCGCCCAGATCTCGACCACCTCCAACCAGGTTTCCTCGTAGCCGCCGGAAGTGTTCTGTTCACGGTAGGGCTTGAGCACCCGGCATCGATGCCGCATAGGTCCGGCTCTCATCAGAAGCGCTTCCTGTACCAGAGCAGCCTTTCGACGGCGAGCGGCATGGCGGTGGCGATGGTGCCCACGGCCACCGCCTCGCGGTTGGCGTACCAATGGCCGACCAGCAGCAGAATCGCCTGCTCTACATCGCGGGTCAGGACCATTTCCTGGGGTTCGACCGGGTCCGCATCGACCAGCTTCCTGTCGCAGTGCTGTTCAACATGAGCTTTGGCCGCCTCGACGTAACCGCTGATCAGCGGATCTTCCTCGTCGCCGTCGACCCGCAGGTGCAGCTTGACGCTGGCCAAGTCGAGCATTTACTTGGCCTCGGCGGCTGCTTTCTCGGCAGCAGCCTTTTCAGCAGCAGCTTTCTCGGCGGCCTCCTTCTCAGCTTCTGCCTTTTCCGCTGCAGCCTTCTCGGCTGCGGCTTTCTCGGCAGCAGCCTTGTCCTCCTTGGGTGCCGCAGGCTTGGATTCCTTCGGCTTGGCCGCCCGGGGTTTGCCGGTGGCATCGACCTCAACAGCCAGGCCCTTACCGATCAGCGTATGGGCGTACTCGTCGTTGGCATCGTCGAAGACGGCGCCGGCCTTGACCTTGTTCGAGCCCGTGCCCAACAGCGCGGCATTCCCGATAAAGCCCCACAGAATCTTGATTTTCATGCTGCCTCCAGAGACGACAGGGCCGGAATCACGCCGACCCTGTGCGGGGGTGATGGGTTAGGCGCCGGTAGGGAACCGGCCTTTGACCAGAGCCTCGCGGCGGCGAACACCGAGACCCAGGCGCTCCTCGACCAGCAGCGCCCGCTCGTTCTTGATGAACTGGTCGTTGATCAGGCCCATCTTGAACAGGAACGACATGCGGTCGAACAGGGTGGTGGACCGCGCGAAGTTCGCCGTCAGGAACTCGCCGCCGGTATCTTCGTCGCCCTCGTCCATGCTGTCCGAGGTGATCACCGGGCGGCCCCACAGGATCGGGGTTACCAGGCCCTGCAGGTTGGCGAACAGATAGCGGTTCTCACCGTCCTTCTGGAGCTCGATGTTCATCCAGTCCAATTCGGTCATCACCACGCCATCGGCCGACATCTGCGACTGCTTGCGCACCTGGTAGATGGAGCGGCGAACCAGGTCGATGGCGGTGTCGCCTGCCTTGCTCAGGCCAGTGTTGTAGCTGGTCGCTTGGGTCATGAGACCGTTGAGGTTCTCGCCAGTACCGTCGCCCTTGAGGATCTGCGCTTCTTCCTCGAGCTTGAGGTCGTAGCGCAGCAGCTGTTGGAGGTAGGCGAACAGCTGCGGCACATCGTCCAGGGCCTCGTCGGTCACCGGCATCCAGACCGCGATCTTCTTGACGCGGTCGGTTTCGGTGGTGAAGGTCACGTTGCTGGTGGGTTTCAGCCCACCCTCAGCGACAGGTGCTGCGCCGCGGGTGTGCAGGTTCTCGCGGAAGTAGGTGTAGTTCTGCCCCGCGACGGGCACAGCGGTCAGCAGGTCGCGGATGCGCAGCTCCTGACGGATGCCGGGCTGAATGACCGGGTCATACTGCGGCGCGACGATGCCGGCGCTGGTCACCTTCATTTCCTTCATGCTGGCCATGTCGGACTTGGTGACATCCAGCTGCGCCAGGGAGGCGCTCTTCTGGTTCAGCGCCTTGTAGCTTTCGTCGCCGCTGATCAGGTCGATGAAGCTTTTGCCCTCGCCTGGCTGACCGCGCAGTTTGACGCCTTTCTGCTCCAGATCGACAACCTGATCGATGACCTTCTGCAGCTCGCCCTTCTGGTCTTCGATCTGTTTCTTCAGGTCGCCAGCAACCTGATTACCCTTCTGGACCTCTTCCATGGCCGCATCGTACTTCTTCTGCAGCCCCTCGAAGCCGCTCTTCAGTTGCAGCTCCAGGGAATCCTTCAGTTCTTTTACTTCGCTCATCGCGCTACTCCGAAATGGTGGGTGAACAGGTTGGAAATGTCTTTCAGCTCATCCACGATCGCCGTGGCCTCGCTCCCGCCGTCACGGCGTAGCGCGGTGTAGCCGAGCGAAGCGACTGCCGCCGCTTCCTTCTGCGAGAGGCCCATGCGTTCGCGCAGGGCCCTCTCGAAAAGCCTGATGTCCGACTTGACGCTGAGGACTTGCGCCTCGGGGTTCATGCCGAACGGTACGAAGGACGCCTCCCAGAGTTCGGCCTCCTTGATGAGGCGCACGCGCCGGCCGGCGCGGTCCTCGAAATCTGCCTTGATGGTGTTGAAGCCGATCGACATGCTGTCGAGCACTTCGGCCTTCATCAGCTCGTAGGCGTCGCGGGCATAGCTGACGTTGAGGTTGACCTGGCCCTTGAGCAGCAGACCGTGATCGTCTTGGGTGTAGTCTGCGGCGCCAACCAGGCGAGTCAGGTCGTGGTACAGGGCCAGCTTCAACTTGCCGTTGCGGGTGGCCTTCACTCGGGTGAAGGCGCCGGGCAGGATTACGTCGTCGCCCAGGTCGACGTTGTTGAACACCGCGGCGTAGCCTTCGAAATTGCCGGCTTCGTCTACGGCCTTGAGCTCGAACGGGACTTCAAGGTTCGCCATTGGTTTGCATCTCCCACCGGGTGACCCGGTTGTATTCGTCGCCTTCCAGGGGAGGCAGGTTTTCCTTGGTGCGGACTTCGTTAATGGTCATCCAGCCAGAGCCGCCCGACCCGCCCAGTGCGCTGCCGTAGTAAGAGGCCCGTCCGGCGCTATCGGCGCGCAGCAGACCCTCGGCCACGAACTCGGCGAACCGCAATTTGGCGGCGAAAATTTTGTCGTTGAACTCGTCCTCTACCGCATCGATGTAGGGCTTGAGGCCGAAGGTGATGTAGCCGGTGAGCTGCTGCTCAAGGTTCGACCCCATGATCGAGGTCTTGCCGGCGCGGTTTGCCAGCCACAGCGGTACGCCATAGATGCCCGCCAAGGCCTCTTCCTGGAACTGCTGCGACTCGATGAACTGCGCATCTTTCTGGCTGATGCCGGCCGGCACGATCTTCGGATTACCTTGGAGGATCGCCATCTTGCCGATGTCGTCGGCGTCGGCTTTCCGCACGTCCGGGAACTTGGCCATGATCTGAGACTGCTGGGCCTCAGTCAGGAACTGCTCGTAAATGACGTAGCCGCCGGTGAAGCCGCCCTTGCGCATGAACCGCGCCGACCACTGCTGGCCGGCCTTGGCCAGGCCCATGGTTTCCGCCTGGTGCTCAATGGGCGATAGCCCCACGATGCCATCCAGGCTGAACAGCTTGAAGTGCAGCATGTTCTCTGGAGACACCGGGAACGGGGCGCCCTCAGCGGGTGTTACCAGGTACAGCAGGTCATCTTCGGTGTCGATGGTGACCGTCTTGCCGTCCAGGGGAACGATGCCGATCACATCACCGTGCACGTTGCGCTCGATCAAGGCAAAGGCGTTACCACGCAGAGCCATGTTCACAACCACGAACTTGAGGAAGTTCAGCATGGTCATGTAAGGGTTGGGCTTGCGCAGCAGCTTGGCGTAGCGATCGTTGCTCGCGACCAGTGCCCGCTTGCCGTCCTTGTCCTCGTACAGTTTGAACGGCAACCCGCTCAGCGACTCGGAGAGGATCTTGACGCAGGACCAGATCATGCTGACGGACAAGGCCGTCTTGGCGGTGACGCGCACCCCCGCTTTGGTGCGCTTGCCGCCGACCTCGAGATCAGCTTCGACATAATCGCCCGTGGCCGGGTCGGTGTAGCCGAAGAAGCCCCAGGTCTTGGGGTTGTACCATTTGAATGCCATGGTCAGCCTATGAGGTCGAAGAACCCGTTTTCGAGGTAGTCGGCCATGCCGCCCTGCGCCTCTGGGTTCAGGGCGATGAGCGTCACGGCGTTGAACAGGGCCATCAGCGGATCGATCTTTGCCGAGCCGCTGGCCTGCTTGGTGATGAGGATTGCGTTGCCCCGCGGCTCAACCCGGGCGTTGCCGCAGCACCACGCCATGAGTGGCTGGCCTCCATGCCACAAGCCACCTTCGGCTAATTTGCGCTCGGCGGTCTTGATCGCTCCGCCCAGCGTGTAGCCCTGCTTGACCCCTCCGATCTTCTCGCGGGGGATGCCCTTGGCCTCCAGCGCATCGAGGATTGCGCCGATGCCCACCGGGTCGAGCCCCACCTGGTCAAGCAGGCCGGCCTCCTCCACCTGCGCCACCAGGCCGGCGATCTGATCAACGTCATCGCCGATTCGCTCCACCAGGGTGAGATGCCCATCATTCGCAAAGTCGCGGATGCGCGGCGCCTCAGCCTTGCGGCGTTCCAGCACCGAGGGGTGCGCCCAGGCGTGGGTCCAAGTCAGCCAGCGCCGACTATTCCGCTCCCGCCCTACAGCGGCGAACCCCAGAAGGTCGTCCAGGCCGCCACCGTCGATACCGATGTCGATCACTTCACAGCGCTCAATCAGATCCTCAAGCGTGAGGCAATCGTCCGAGGCTTGCCGTTCCCAGTAGTCAGCACCGGCCCAGCGGTCCGACAACAGCGCCAGTCCGATCTCGACGTTGAGGTGCTTTGCCAGGAAGCCACGGAAAGACTCCTCACCATCCATCTGCGCCTGGGCATAACCCCGCTCGATGAACGGCTCGTCCACCGACAGCCCCAAGTTGGGGTTGGTGATGTAGGCGTTGGAGAAATCGCGGTGCGCGCCTGCGTCGAGCATCGCCTTCGGGAATTCGTACAGCACCGGCAGGAACGACTTGTCGACAATCTCCCCATCGCGGACTTTGCGGGCATACAGCAGCTTCTGCCGGAACACGCCTGCTGGCGGCGCATCGGACTGGGTGGTGGCCCAGATGATGAACCCCTCGGGGCGTGAGGCCAGGCCGCCGGTAGCCTCCCGCAGCATGGCCTCGGCGTTGGCCCGCTTGCCGAACACCCAGAGCTCATCGACGAACACGCCGATGGCCTTCTTGCCGGACACCGTTTCGCTGTCGGCGGCTACCACCTTGAGGGTGGCATTGGTCTGCCGGTGGGTGACCGTACGCAGGTGATCCTGCACCTTGAGCAGAGCGTCGAGCTCCTCATCAGCCCGCACCATGTCGCGGATCGGGATGTAGGAGTTGTCAGCGATTTCCTTGGTCGGCGCCAGGATGATGAACTCACCCGAGGGCCGCCAGTTGAGGATCAATGCCGTGAGCATGATGCCGGCGGCGATCGTGGACTTGCCGTTCTTCTTGCTGATCAGCAGCATGAACTCGCTGACCATTCGCCGCCCCTCATCGGGGTCGTAGGCACCGAAGATGGCCGCCACAAACTGGTTGACCCAGTCGCGCACCGTCTCCGACATCAACGGGCTGCCAGTGGCGTCGACCATGCGCAGCGCCCCGAACACCTCAAGGGCTTCTTCGGCCTCTGCCGGAAACAACGGCTTGAACGGGATGAGGCTCTGCCGGCCGACGATGCGCTGCTCCCAGTCGGGGCATGCAGTGGTCCATTCCATCATTTGACCGACCTCAGCGGGCCGCGGCGCGAGCCGAACTTGCCGGTCGAAGCCTGATCAGCTTTGGCCTGAGCTAGGTCCTTCTTGCCGCTTTCCCCTTTGCGAGGGTGCACGAAGGGCATCAGGGCCTTGGCTGCATCGACGCGCAGCTTCGGCTCGGACCCGAGATCGTTCATCACCGACAGCAGAAAGTCCTTCGGGTCACGGTGCAGCAGCGCCTGCATGAGGTCGAAGCCGGCAGGCTCCGGGGCGGCGTGCTCAGCCGCCGCAGCGTCCGGTTCGGCCGCCGGCTCAGCCTGCGTCGATGGCTCCGGCGCAGGCTTGGCTTTAACATGCGCTTTAACATCTGCTTTAACATCTGGCGGCATCAGGCCCAGGGCACGCAGCTTGAGCAACTCGGCCGCCACATCCTTGTCCTTGACCAGGCGAGACCCCGCCGCAGACGCTGTCTTCTCCGAATAGCCAGCCGCCACAGCTGCATCCCGATTGGACGCACCTTCCCTCAGCGCTGCGATGAATGCGCGCTTGCGGGATGTTAAAGCCATTTAACAAAAATCCTGTGGGGAAAAAAATCTGTACGTGGGGTCGGAGGCGGTCTAGCTACGCGAGAATCGCTATCATTTGACCTCCCCCCACCCATGCAGCACGCCACTGGCGTGCCTCGAAGGTCGCCCAAGGGGGATTTCGCGACCGGCGGACCCTACCCACCCAGACCAGCGGCCTCTTCAGCCTGCTTGACCGAGTCGTGGCAGGGCTTGCACAGCGGCTGCCAGTTGGCCTGATCCCAGAAGAGATCCTTGTCGCCTCGGTGCGCCACGATGTGGTCGACAACGCTGGCTGCTGCCGTTCGCCCTTGCCGGGCGCAGTAGGCGCACAGCGGGTTGTCACGCAAGTATTGCTCTCGCGCCTTCTGCCATCGGTAGTCGTAACCACGCTGCGAGCTGGTCATGCCGCTCCGCCAGCTACCGGGCGTCACTACCTTGACCCTCGACCCTGCACCCTCCTTGATGCGCGGGCCGAGCGTCTTGAGCCTGGCCATCAGCGCACCTCGACCACGGTGCCGCGCTCTATCCAGCGCATGACGCGGCCCATGTGAGGATCGCGACCGGTTGCGTGAGACACGATCAGAACGCCAGCCAGGTAGTACTTCAGCCACCAGCTATGGCGGCACACGATCGTAGCGGTCATGCTGGCCATCAGGCGTGCACCGAGTACGTGAACTCCGGCTCACCCTGAACACCCATCACGAACGACGCTTGGTGGCTATCGAACTCGGGTAGCGAACCGACGTAGCGAGTGTATGGGGCGGTGGTGACCTTGCCGCTGAAGGTCTCGGTGTGCACCACCTGCTCACCCTTGAAGAACTTGATCTGCGCGACCCCGCGCAGGTTGTTGATGGTAATACGCATGATGGTTACCCCTGAGCCTTTCGAGACAAGAACAGGTCCGAATAGCCGCGGAGCTTCTCAACGCCCATGAAGCCAACCATGCCGCCGGCGAAGGTGGCCATGCCCTGCGGCAGGCCCATCCATTCAAGCAGCGGCACCAGGGCCAGGGTGATGAGGCCGCACAGGGCGCCCTCCAGCATCATCTGTCTCCGGGTACCGCCGCCATATACCACCCGAAGGGCAGCGATGACGACAGACAGCCCGGCGGCGTACAGCTGCGGCTGATGAGCAATCACCCAGGCAATGAGGGCGGCCCACAGGCCGGGATCTTTCTCTGGCATATGGGCCATCTCGATTCCTCCCGTTGCGGGGAGCGGAAAAAGAAAAGGCCCGCCGTTATGGCGAGCCCTTAATGATGTGGTGAGGGTCTTCCCCCTCGATCTGCCGAAGCCGCCCTTAGGCCACCCTGGCGTTGACATTTCTACAAGCAAAAAGCCCCGCACGACGGCGAGGCTTTCTGAAATTACTCAACTAGTCCGTATAAACAAGCCTGGTTAAATTAAATCCATCAACGCTGGCAAGCTTCCCTCTCCACAGTGCGCCGCCCGGCAGAATTGGGCGACCACTCAGCGTAAACACCTCCGCCTCTTTAAGATGTATGAACTGAGGAGGAAGCGGGTCGCTCCTCAGTTCGGCTGGATTGACTTTCCAAGCCAGCATTTCATCACGCACTCGGTCGGCCGTTCCGTCTTCGTTCGTGAAGTTGGAAGCGAACTCTTCCGCCCACAGGTCCATGAACGCATTTGAGGAAATCAGAATCCCTGAGACCAGGTTTCCACCGATGGTTAGCGTTATCGCAAACTCATTCGATTCATGGATGTTGGTGGTGTTGACCAGCCTCTGAAGTAGAGGGTCAACATTCCTTCCATCCCACTCTTGCTTCACGTACAGGTGATCACCTAGTGATCGCCTAAGTATGTCTTTCCTCGATTCTGGGATTTCCGCTTCTTCCACGATGTAGCTCCTTGCATGAGATCAACGAGCCACCACATATAACTGATATAGAAACAAAGAAAAACCCCGACGAAATGGACGGGGTTTCTCTGTGTCGCGGTGCGTTGCAAGCTGGACACGCTGCTATAAAAACAGCCCTATTCCGCGCGTGCAACCACTTTTTACGCAGCCTCGCGCAGACGCTCCAGGGCGCAGTCAATCCACCCGACCCCGGTCTTGATCAGCTGCCGCGCGCTGGCTTCGCTCATCTGGTACTTGGTGCCGATCCGCTTGGCCGGCCACTTCGCCCCGTAGTACAGCCAGATGAAATCGCCCATCTGCTTGTCGCGAGTGCACAGCCTGGCAACGGCCCCGTCGACCGCCATGGCCAGCTCATCCGTGATCGCGTAGCCCTTCGACTTCGACGGGGTCGCATCCCGCATCAATGCCCAGGCCGGGGAGACGTAGTTCGGCACCCCCATCCCGTCCATGCGCCACAGCCCCCACTGCTCGAGCATCTGCTCGGTGTCCCCCAGCGGCAGGCGGATCGGTTTCCTTGTATTCATGCAGCCCTCCGGGGCGTCGGGTCGGTATCCAGGCCGAACAGCTCGCAGAGGAGCTTGTAGGCGTGCTTGTTCTTGGCGCCGCCCTGGATGATCCAGGCCTTGGCGTATTGCTCGAAGCCCTGGGCGGCCCGCGAGCCATGCCAGTCGGCCACGATATCCATCAGGGCGGCCGAGGCGATCCGGCCATTGTTCTGGTCCAGCAGCATGCGGTTGCCTTCCTTGAGGAACTTCTGCTCAACCGGGGTCAGGTGCTTGCGCGGCATGGCCGCAGTGACGTTACTCATGGCCACCTCCTGGCTCTGAATCTTGATTACGCATCCTCGCTTATGGTGGATACCGGAATCTCGCCCAAACCCGCACGCTCTGCGGCTCGCGAGAGAATCCCTGAATCAACGGATCTATCCCCGGTCAAGCCGTGAATGGCAGCGAAACCCTTCTGGTCAAGCTGGGCGTGCCACTTCTCCAGGGCCTCGCGTTTGCGGGCCATCATGTCGGACTGGACGTACACCTTTACGTTGTGGCTCACGGCGTGATTGATCAGCATCTCGCCCACCAGGTGGTCAACGCCCAGGTCAGCCCAGCCGGTGCGGGCCAGCTTGCGCAGGTCGTGACTGGTCCACTCGCCCTGCCCCATGGTGGTGAACACGTCGCTGGCCTTGGCTGACCCCATCGGCTTGCCTTGGCGGCCCGGGAACAGGAACTGCCCGTCATAGCCTTGGTTGCGCTGGATCTCGCGGTAGGCCATCAGCAGGAAGCGCACCTGATCGGTGAGTGGCAGGCGATGCTGCACGCCGGTCTTGGTGTGCTCGGCGGGAATGAACCACTCGCGCTCGGCCAGGCTGATGTGGCTCCAGCGGGCCTGCCGGGTCTCGCCGAGCCGGGTGCCGTGGCACAACATCATCAGGGCGAGCACGCCGTGCTGTGGGGTGTGGGTCAGGGTGCTCACCATCCGCCCCATCAGATCTTCCATGTGCACGCCACGCAGGCGAGACGGCTTGACGGTGACCTTGGCCTTGGAGAAGTCGCCGAAGCGGATGCCGGCCATCGGGTTGCTGCTGAGCAGGCCGAGCCTGTGTGCCTGCCGGAATGCCAGGGCCAGCAACTGGAACACCAGGCGCACATAGTCGATCGACAGCGACTCCTGCAGCGGCCACATCAGATCGCGGTCGAGCAGCGCCTTGTCGATCTCTGCCAGCGGGGCTTCGCCCAGACGAGGCGTCAGGTGCAGCTTGATCACCGAAGCGGCGGTGCTCTTGCGCTTGGCCGACAGGTTGCGGTCACGCGCCATGCGCTCAGCGAACCAGCCCAGCAGCTCGCCAGTCAGCACCCAGCTCGACAGGCTCGAACCCTCACCCGCTTCCAGGCGCAGGCGGATATCCGGCAGTGCCGCGGCCACCTTGGCTGCGCTCAGCTCGGGGTATGAGCCGATCAGGTTCCACTTGCCCTTGTGGATCAGGTACCAGGACCCGCGCTCGCGGGAGCGGTGGAACCGGAAGTACAGGCCGTGGTTGCCCAGGGCACGCAGGTCGCGCACCTGGCCGGCGGCCTGCCGGCGAATCTCTGCATCGCTGATTTTCACAGCGGCGGTGTTGGTCATGCTGCAACCTCCGTTTTTGGCAGGGCCAGGTACGCCCTCAGGCACTCCATGGCGTCGAAATGCCCCTGACACACAACGGCCAGGTAGCCTTGGTCGTTCAGCCGGCGAATGCATGCTTGCTGACTGGAAGAAACGGGCGCCGGGTCTACGGTCGCCTTGAACTCGATGTACAGGCCGAAGTAGCCGCCGCGGGCCATGGTCAGGACCAGGTCGGGGATGCCGGCCTTCACACCCTGGGCCTTAAGCTTTAGCGCCACGCCCTTGTGCCGGTGGCCGCCATTCGGCACGTGGTAAATCAGCTCGTACACCTCGGGATAGCGCAGTTGGATCTCTTCGAGCAAAGCGGCCTGCTCCTGCCCTTCACGGTCGAGTGGCTTGGCGCGGGCCGGCTTGGCCTTGAACGGGCGAAGGGCGGGAGCATTCATGCGAGTTCCTTGCGTGCGTAGCGGGCCGACAATGGCCGCTCTGATTGACTTGGGGCCTTGGCCGGCGGCTGCCAGCTGGCCGATAGGTTCTCGAAACGGTTGTATTGCCCGAGGAATGCCGCGCGTACGGTGCCGGTTTCGATATCGCGACCCTTGCCGACAATGATCTCGGCGACACCCTTGAACTCGCTGTTTTCGTGATAGACCTCGTCGCGGTACACGAAGAGAATCACGTCGGCGTCCTGCTCGATGGCCCCCGACTCCCGAAGGTCTGAGTTCACCGGGCGCTTGTTGGGGCGCTCCTCGCACTTGCGAGAAAGCTGACTGAGCAGCACGACAGGGACGCCCAGCTCGCGGGCCAGCAACTTGCAGCCGCGGCTGATGCTGCTCACCGCCTCGGTGCGGTTGCCACCCTCGCCGTCCATCAGCTGCAGGTAGTCGACCATCAGGATGTCCAGGCCGTACCGCATCTTGTGCCGGCGGGCCAGCGACCGGATACGGCCGACCGTTGCGGCGGCGCGGTCAGCGATGAACAGGTTGGCGTGCTTCAGCTTGGCCGCTGCGGCGCAGAGCTCGGCACCGTGCGATTCGCAGGCTGATCCGTTCTTGATCAGATTGAGCGGGATTCGGCCTTCTGCGGCGACAGCGCGGTCGATCAGTTGGCCTTTGCTCATCTCCAGGCTGATAACCAGGCCGGACTTCTTCTGGCGCACCACGGCATCCAGCACGAAGCCCATGGCCAAGGTGGTTTTGCCCATGGCCGGGCGGCCTGCAACGATGATCAGTTGCTCGGGTTGCAGGCCTCCCAGCTTCTCGTCCAGGTCGCTCAGACCGGTCGACAAGCCGATCAGCGTCTCCCCGCGTGACAGCCGGTCGTGACGCTCCTGCCATACCTCCAGCTGCTCGGCCATCAGGTCGGCAGCCTTCACCACCTCTTCACCGTCGCTGCCGGCGTCAATGCCCATGGCCGCCGCCTGCACGGCCGCGATCTTGTCTTGGATGTCGCCGCCGCCCTGCACGATCTCCAGGGTTCGGTCGCTCAGGTCGTACAATGCTCGCTCGATAGACCGCTCGCGCACGATCCGTGCGTACTCTGATGCGTTCGCAACGCTTGGGGTGTTTCGAACCAGGTCTACGCAGTGGGCAAGCGCTCGGTCGCCGTTCTCCAGCACGCCAATCTGGTCGGCTACGGTTAGCAGGTCGACGGCCTTGCCGGCGGCGCGCAGCGCCAGGATTCCGCGAAACACCTCGGCGTTCTCGGTGAAGTAGAACGACTCAGGCGACAGGTCATCGGACAGCGTGTCGATCAGCTCCGGGCGCTGCAGCATGGCGCCAAGCAGGCCGTGCTCAGCCTCGGCGTTGTAGGGCTCACGCATGGTAATTGCCCTCCACCACCTTCACGAAGTTGGACGGGGCAATCAGCCAGTCGAACGTGGCGCGGAACGGAGCTGCGCCAAACTTGCCAGCTGCTCGGCCCATCAGGAAATCGGACCTGGCAACGTCGGCGAAGTACTCACCCCAGAAATCGAGACTCTGGTGAACATCGCTCTGGTTCCACCGCGCCCGGATTTGCTTCTTGCGAGCTTCGGACACAAGCACCACGGCAGGCAGTGCAGGAGTGAGCAGTCGGTTGAACAGGTCAACGATGTCCTGAACCGGGCATGACGGTGAGCGCGAACCGCGATCACCGTCCTGTGACGGTTCAATTGATGGTTCCTTTACGGTTCTGGGGGCACCAGGTGCCGGGGTGGGGGGCATTTCCTGCCGGGGTGATGGGGCATATGGTGCCGGGGGGCATATCGTGCCGGGGGCATATGCTGCCGGGGTGATTGTGTACCAGGTGGATCGACCGAAACGCTGGTGACTGGTCAGCAGGCTTGCTTCTTCAAGCCAGCGAAGTGCGTTGCGAACGGCACGCTCTGAGAGGCAGGTGCGAGAACCAATCGTGGCCACAGAAGGCCAGCAAACACCGTCATCGTTGGCGTTGTCAGCCAGCGAAATTAGTACGGCCTTTTGCGCTGGGCTCATGCCCTGCAGTGGCCAGCAAGCCGTCATGACGATGGTGCTCATGGCCGAGCCTCACTCAGGGACGCGCGCAGGTGCTCAACGCACTCCATGCGGAATGCGTTCTTCGACTCCTGGGCGTACTGGAGACGGATCATTCGTGCCGCCTGAATTGCGGCAGACTGGTGGTAGGCTTTCTGGTGCGAAACCGCTAATGGCGCGGTGTTGATTGCATCGATTGCAACGTGCATAATCGACCTCGTTGTTGTTTCAGAAGACCGCCCTGCCAGGCGGTTTTTTTTCGCCTGCTGTTCGGGCACTGGATGCATGAACAGCGGGGCGGACTCACTACTGGCGCAAGGCCAGGTCACGCATACTTCATCTCATCCAACAGCGCCCTTAACCGACTCTGCGCTTGGCACGTCCGTACGACTGGCCACCAGCCGTCCTCCGGACTCCTTCTCCAACACGCACTGCATCGGGTAAGAGAAGCCACCAGATGACCTGCATTGGGAAACTCGGCTAGTGCTCACACCGAGCGCATCACCGATGGCCTTCCCTGACCCGAAATGCTTCAGGGCCTCGTCGAATGTCATGGGGGGAACCTCCTCCTGTTTGCGGCCAGTTTAGAAAGATAAACACATCATGGCAAGTTATCTAAACTCTGGATTGTTTAGAATCCTAAACATGGAATTCAAAGACAGACTCAAATCGCGGATGGAGGCCCTCGGCCTTCGCCCCACCGACATCAGTGAGCGCGCCGGCGTATCCAAGGCGACCGTCACCTTTTGGCTGAACGGGACAAATGGAGCGAAAGGCAAAAACCTGCTCGCTGTCGCAAAAGCCCTCAACTGCTCACCGGAATGGCTATCGAGCGGGAAAGGCCTTCCGGATGCGAGTCGACAGCCTCAGTCAAACGCTGAGCTGCTGGGAGATCTCTCGTTGTGGGAAGACGGCGACCCACTCGAAGATGACGAGTGCGAGGTTCCCTACTATGCCGAGGTGGAGTTCGCTGGCGGAAATGGAATGACGGAAGTGGTAGAAGTGGCTGACCGCAAGCTGCGGTTCAGCAATTCAACGCTGAGAGCTGCAGGCGTGGATTGCAACAGCGCCGCCTGCGCTCGCGTGCGAGGTAAGAGCATGGAGCGCCTGATCCTAGATGGCGCAGCAATCGGCTTCGACACGACTGATACCTCGATAATTGATGGCGAGATCTATGCCTTCAACCATGGAGGCTTGCTGCGCGTGAAGTACCTTCACCGACTACCAGCTGGGGCTGTGCGGATTAGGAGCGAGAACAGCGAAGACTACCCGGATGAGGTGATGTCGGCAGAGCAGTTCCACGATGAGATCCGCATGCTTGGCCGCGTGTTCTGGTGGTCAACGGTTAGGCGATCACCCCGCCGAAAGTGATAGATAGCCCGGCTTAGACCGGGCTTTTTTGTGCCCTCCCACCCCGCGTTCACCTGGCCTGCCTCCTGCGCCAGGCGACGAACTGCGCCCTGAAGTTTAGTTTTCTGTACAAAATCCCTTGACGTTCTTTGTTTAGTTTTCTAAATTTCACCACATGCCGGATCGACACCGGCCGCAGCAAAGGCAGCGATGGACAGGCCTCAACGGTCCAGAGGGGTGGCAACTGCCCCGGGCGTGCAGCGTAAAGCGCCATTTCAGTTTTCCAGCGGGTGAGCACCGCGGCTGGATTCACCAATTTGAAGATCGCCGGGGCCGGCGCCAGTAGCGGGTCCCGGTGCGCAAAAAGCGATATTAGAGTGATATCCACACAAGGCGTGAGGATGGAATAATGGCAACACTTCCAGGTACGGAAGGGGTCCATTATCAGGATGAAGAAATGGTCAAGAGATCGGCTCTACTCGCTCTGCTGGCTGCTACCTCAAGCTGCTCGTCCACCCCGCCAAACCATGGCGCTAGCATCGACAGTTCAAGCTGTCGAGCGATTGAAGGTGCGCCTTCCAAGCTAACCCGCAAGGGAGCGCTCGCGTACAAGTACATCTGCAACGGCCAGGGAGTCTGGCTCGTCCCGAAATACTGAGTCCGCAGTGTATTGCATCGCCAAAACCCGCCATGAGTGGGTTTTTTTATTCCGGTTTCACTGGCTGGCCTTGGCGACAGGGCCAGACGGGAAACCAAACGCCCAGGAGGGCACTTGATGAACGTCATGACCTACGCCCACCGCCTGGTGCGCACGATGATCGAGCGCTGGCAGAGGCTCGGCACCTGCTTCGACTACCGAGACACACTTCGAGCCTGCCTTCGCATCGCTCACCGCCGCTTCAAACTTGCCTAACCCTCACCGAGAACTGTCATGGAAACGATTACCCAAGGCTCTTGGATGGGCCACCTTGGCCGGGGCCTGGCGCCCCGTGAGTTGGAATGCGTTCTCGACATCGCCCGTGGCATGACCTCGAAAGAGATCGCCCGCCACTTCGGCATCAGCGAGGGCGGCGTAGAGAAGCGCATCGCCGCAGCCATGTTCAAGCTCGACGTACCGCGCCGAGCCGCCCTGGTGGCCGAGGCAATGCGCCGCCAGATCATCAGCCCGCTGTGCATCGCCCTCGCCGGCCTCATCGCAATGCATGCGGTGATCGACGACAGCGACCCGATGCGCCGCGATCGCCGAGCACCCGAACGGCGAACCGCTCAAGTCCGAGTGCTACGCAAGGCAGAGGCCTTCGAGCACCACGCCTGATTCCCTTCACGAGGAACACCCCATGCAGACAGCTATGCACCCCGCCTTCGAGGCGAAACTCGCCGTGCTCGCGGCACTGCTCGAGCGCAGCCAGGCGGTGCGCGAAGAGGCCCAGGCAAAGGTCGCCCAGGGCAGCCCTCGCTACCAGGCCTGCGGCCATGGCGGCACCTGGGATGTGGTCGAGATCGCCACCGGAGCCGTGCAGGGCTTCGCCTTCAGCTACCGGGCCGCGCTGCGCTTCGTCGACGCGATGGAGGCCGGCGCCGCCAGCAAGCGAGGCTTGCAATGAACGGCGCAGCAATCCCGGATCAGCGCGCAGCCGTGCTGGCCCAGCTCAATGCGAGCATCGACAACTTCTTCGGCTCCGGCGGCAACGTCCAGGTGCTGAAAGGCTTTGAGCCTGTGCCGAGGCGAGCACACCACGGGCCTGATGGCTCGTCCACTGAACAGTCGGTTACCGAGCGCATCCGCGCCGAGCGCGACATGGTGCAGAGGGTGAAGGACGCAGCCAAGACCATGACCCTGGCCGAAACCATGCGCGAACTGGGCGTGGGGCGCACCGAACTCCACCGCATGTCGAAGGAGCACGGGTTCCTGTTCAGGTCGAACAATCAAGAGCGGCTGCAGCGCGAGGCTGCCCGCAAGGCTCGCGCCGCAAAGCACGAAGGAATAGTGGCGCAGGTCAAGGCCGAGAGCGGCAAGGGCCTCAGCCGGCACTTCGTCGCCAAACGCCTGGGCATCAGCGACACATACATCAGGAAGATCATCGAGGAGCACAGCCTCGACTTTCCGCGCTACGGGGAGAGAAATTGAAACGCATCACCGCGCGCGCCCGGCACGGCCGGCGCCAGCAACACATCAATCTGCCGCCCAGCGGCTTGGGAGGTATCGGCCATGGCGAAGACGCCAGCGCAGCGAAAGAAGGAGCAGCGAGAGCGCGACAAGCTCTCTGCGGAGGAGCGCGAAGCGCGGCTGTTGTCACGCCGGATTGTCACGGACCTGTATCACAACACGGACAATGCGCTTAGGCGCTTGATGCTTCGCACTGACATTGAAGAAGAGCAGGACCTGATTTCGCGCCTCATCCACGGCGCTGACCGTCTCACGGACAAGCAGCTTGCATCACTAATCAAGCTTTCGTGACAACCCGCCGTGACTGGCGGATACCAAGCATCCACCCCATTGCCACCATGCCGATCGCCGGCCACGGAGGATTCACCATGCCCATTCGCCACGCAGTGATGCACTTCATCGACAAGAAGCCGGACGGCAGTCCGGCGGTTCTTCACCTGGCCAGCTCGGAGCTGCCTGACAGCGGCGCCATGGAAAGCCTGCTGCACGATGTGAACGATACCTACAATGCGAAGACCGGCAAGGGCTGGGGCTTCTTCCACCCCGAGTCCGGCGCCTACCCGCTCAGCGGCTGGCTGGCCAAGGCCATGACCGACGACATGGCGTTCATCGACTTCACCCGCACCGCGGCTGAGCATCTGACCAAGCTGATGGAGGAGTCGAACCTGTCCGTTGGCGGCCACGTACTGTTCGCGCTCTACACCCAGGGCATGACCGACTACCTGACGATCGCCATCCTGCAGCAGGTCGAGACGGTTGCCGTTGCCCACGACCTGACTGTCGCACCATCACGCCAGCTCGATGCGCGCACGCTGCACTTCGCTGCCCGTATCAACCTCAGCGAGTGGAAGAACAACCCGGCGTCGCGACAGTACGTGTCATTCATCAAGCCCAAGGGTGGGCGCAAGGCTACCGCCTACTTCCGCGACTTCATCGGCGCCCAGGAGGGTGTCGACGCCCCGGGCGAGACTCGCACTCTACTCAAGGCCTTCGCCGACTTCGTGAAGGATCAGGACCTGGCAGACGATACCGCCAGCGAGAAAAGCGGCGAGCTGGTGGCCTATGCACAGGCGCAGGACAAGATCGGCGCACCGGTCAGCCTGGCCGAGTTATCCGCCCTGCTGGACGAAGACCGCCCACAGAGCTTCGCCGACTTCATCAAGGCCAACGACTACGGGATCGCCGAAAGCTTCGCACCCGACAAGCGCACCATCACCCAGTACCGCCGCTTCACCGGGCGCGCGGAGGGAATGTCGATCAGCTTCGAGGCGCATCTGCTGGGCAAGCGTGTCGAGTTCGATCAGGAGAGCGCCAGCCTGACCATCAAGAACCTGCCGACGCAGCTGGTTAATCAGTTGAAGCGCCAGGCCTCGTAGCCTGAGCCAGTCAGGTCAGCTCCAGACTCGTTCAACCATCTTGTCGTTCGTCCAGAACATTCCATTTCCACAAACCCTGCACCTATAGGTTCTATCGGTGTGGCTCCCGTTAATCGCGCTAGCGGGCCAGTCCTTCGACTCGATCAGAACAAGATCATTATGGGCTCTGCTGAAGTAGCTCTTTCCTTTCAGTTCTACGCAGGCAGGGCAGGGACTCATAGGTTCTCTCCGTTTTGATTTTTTGCTCGATCAACTTACCACACCGCCACACCTGGATGCGCAGACCGAGGGAGAACACCATGAGCACATTCGCAGTGTTCGGCATGACAGCCGCAGCAGCGCTGGCCGATGCCCGGAAGAAAACCAAGACCACCAAGCCCAGCGGCAAGGCTGGCTGCCCCCCCCTGGACCTGACGCTCGCTGAGTGGGAAGAGGCGGTGCAGCGCAACGCTGACGCCATCATGGCCGGCGAGAAGGTCAAGCAGCTCAGCGTGCTGTACGACACCCCGCAGCACGCTCGGCAGTTCATTGAGCTGGCCAAGCGATCCGGCCCCTGCCGCGACCTGCGCATCCGCTCGAAGGCAGCGTTACTCGACGAGAAAGGGCGCACGATCATCAGCCCCAAGACCAAGATGCCCGTCATTGGCTGGGCAGACTACAACCCTGCAGCTTCCAGCCAAGCAGCATGATCGTGACTATGAGTGCAGCAGGTGGTGCTGCCGCGCGTCAAATGACGACATGGTCGGCACTGGATTTGTGACTCGATTCACCGCTATCCAGCGGCGCGCTGCCTCCACATCGAACCGCAGTTTCTGCGCATCAATCTCCGCCAGAAGCGATTTCGATATGCGGTACCTACCGCACCCTCCACAGCTTCGCTCTTCATAGTCCCCGCCTGTTGGCGATGTAGCTTCTGCTTCCTCTCTGCAAACGAAACAAGCCATCGAAAAGCCTTCCTTGTAGTGGCCAATTGACTCTAGCCTATTCCGCTGAGGTATCCCCATGCCCACAGAAAACCGATCCAGCTCACGCTTCGTTACGCTGTTCTGGTTCTTGGCGGCCAAGCTGCTGTCCAAGCCTCAGGTAGCAGATTGGCTCATCAAGCGCGCACAGCGAACGCCGTACCAGCACATCACCTCCGCCGACGGCCAAGACATCTACATGGCCCGCTGGTGGCTGTTCAACCCGTACTGCCGCAAGGAACACAAGCCGACCTTCTGGTGGTGCCCATGGTCGTTCCGGGTCCATCACATCATGCGGCCTGACGAAGACCGAGACCTTCACGACCACCCCTGGGATGCGCGAACAATCATCTTGCGCGGCTGGTACAACGAGCAGCGACCAGCGAGCGAGGAGTGGAGGAAATCGTTCCTGTCATGCCTGGTGCCAAATCCAGACCCGAAGTTTGTCGAGTGGATCACCCATGACGCCTGCGAGTGGATCAGGCGCGGCCAAGGAGACACCTCGCAGCTGCGACACGGTGAGTATCACCGCATCGACAGTGTCTCACCTGGTGGCGTCTACACCCTCTTCATCACCAGCAAATGGCGTGGCGACTGGGGATTCCTGGTCAATGGCGTGAAGGTACCTTGGCGAACCTACACCGGCACCGACGACTGAGTTCCGCAAAGAGCACATTTGTACTCCACCCAGCTGTAACCCCTCTCCCCTCTATTCACTGCCGCGATATGGCGGCCAAGGAATCGTCATGCCTGAAGAAATCAAGTTGATCCAGCGGGCGCCGGTTGTGCGCGACGAAAATGGGATGTTCCAGCATCCAGACCTTCCC